GTTTGAGAGGACTGCTATCCATGATATTCTCTTCTGGTATGCATTGCTCCTGGCTATCATAGCGAAGCATATGCCAGACAATCCGCATGTTGGCAGATCCATTGCGCATATAGGCATATATGCAGCTATTGATGCTGTTATCCATCCGAACAGCGTGCTTCTCCACAGAGGCTTGTATCGGATGAGGAACATGAAGTTCAGGAGGAGATGGAACACGTTTGCATGTGTGAAATGATAAAGCATGCCTTCCTTAATTCCACATCCCTCCACTACGTATGCCTGTGGTGCTGCCATGCACGCCACAAGGAGCAGTCCCGTCATCAGGTATTCTTTCCCTTTCTCCATGCTGCCTGCTTTATCTTTCTCATCTTCCATATAATCTTCTTCGCATAGGATTCCGAGATGAAGAAGCCATTCTCAGGTTCCGCTATGATGAATGACGTAAGGAACAGACACGAAGCCTTACGGAATGCCTGGCTATCTTTGAGCCTGTTATACTTCTTCCTCACGATATCCACAACAGTCTTCCTTGACCTGTTCTTCTGCTCTTTACCCCTTCCCTTCTTCAGGCCGAGCACAATTCGGTACACACCGAAGAAAGACACCCACAGGCAAGGCTGTCGGTCCTTCAGGGCGATAGCTATTGCCTCATCCTCGGACAGAGCAGGGTTGTCTCTCAGAACCTTTTTGAAGGAATTGTACAGGGCCTCATTCCTTTTCTCTACATGGTAAGAATTGTTCATGGCTAATTTTTAAAATAGTTTTCATACTGATTTTCTGCAAAGTAATACATGTAAATTGGTCACTTTCTCGTTTTGGATAAATTGTCAAACTGCGAACAATGCCATACGTACCTTTGCCTTGTACAATCTTAAAAAAGTCATAGCATAATGGCAGAAGAAATTAAGAACAAGGAAGAAGTATCCTCCACAAGCGAAACTGTTCCACAGAAGAGCAAGAGGGACCTTTTCCGCGAGCGTATAGGCAAGCGGTACCCCGAGCTCAACATGGACGACGAGGATTCCTATTACGACCAGATAGGCCGTGATTACGACCAGTTTGAAGGTTACGAGAAGAGCAGTAAGAGGCTCAACGAGCGCATGAATGCAAGTCCTGCGTTTCGTGATATGATAATAGCCGCAGGCAAGCAGGACGATTTTGACCCCATCATCTACCTGACAGAGCAGAGAGGCCTTGACCTTCGCGCCCTTATCGATGACCCCGATTACTCAGAGAAACTTGCCAAGGCACATGCCGACTATATAGCTCGTCAGTCAGAGAGCCAGAAGATTGATGATGCTATGGCTGAGAATATGCCCAAGAGTGTGGAGGCTATTCGCGCAAAGGCAAAAGAACTTGGCCTGGATGATGAGACCACGCAGAAGATTGTCGGAAAGATGTACCAGAGCATGGACGACATGATTCGTGGTATCCTTGACCCCGAGTATTTTGCTCTCCTGGCTAAGGGTGAGAAGTTTGACACAGCCGTCAGCGATGCCCGTGATGAAGGCATGGCAGAGGGTCTGAACAAGAAGGTCAACGACAAGCTGCGTGTTCTGGAGAACAAGAATGAGCGTATTGCTGGAAGGCAGACTCCCCTCAAGACTGCCGAGCCGAAGAAGAAGCGTGCCCGCAATATGTTCCTTGCAGGAGATGAGGATGAATACGATGTATAACACTTTAATTAGATAAACACTATGCGAAAGTTAATTAACGAGTTTAGTTTTAGCAAGTTTATGTCATTGGTGCTTTCCATCCTGTGCGTAGTCGCAGGTGGAGGTGTTGCAATGGCAGCTGTTGGTCTTGACGATGTAGGTCGTACCACAGCAGATCCTGATGGTACCGGAGAAGCAGTCAAGAATGACCCCAATGCCGGTACGCCACTGGAAGGTGCTACCCCTGACAGCCCACGTAAAGGTATTGACCAGCAGGGAGCAGCCGCTACTGGCAGTGCTCTTGACCAGGCAGGCATTACAGAGAACAGTGTGGATGATTATGTAAGTAAGTTCCGCGCTTACCGTTTCCCTTTGCACACTGACATTCTGCGTAAGGCCCGCCAGATTCCTGTTGACACTAAGGAGCCAACAAACTGGGAACTTGGTGAGGCTGTGATGGAATTCACCAGCATTGGCCAAATCACAGGAGGTGAGGAGGAGGTTACTCTGACCACGACCCAGATTGCCAAGAACGACTGGAAGATGATTCGTAAGAGCGCAACCCTCATGGTAGGTGCTCCTCTTGGCTACAAGAACGGAATCAAGGACAACACACCCCTCATCCTGAATGTTGTGGACAAGAGCTCAACAGGTATCACTGTCACTGCCCTGAATGGTAACTGGAAGAGTTCTTCCGACCACACCATGCTTGTTCCCGAGATTCCCGCTGGCACCACCTTCTTCCCAATGGCCGTATGTCTCAGTGAGAGTGAGGTAGAGGTTGAGCCCAACAATGCTCTCCCCATTGAGAACGTCTGCTACTTGCAGAAGAAGGCATGCGCTATCACCTACACAGAGTTGTTCGAGCGCATCAAGAAGAAGGCCAACTGGAATGTTCAGGACATCAAGGACTGGACCCTGGAGATGTTCCGCAGAGAGTGCACCCGATCCATGCTTATCAGTGCCCCAAGCAAGTTCTACAAGCACAACGAGCGCACTGGTACTGAGACCTGCTACACCGAGAACGGTATCATGCGTCAGGTTCGTCTGGGCTATGAGCTGAGCGATGGCCAGATTGACTTTGAGGACCTGATTGGAATCCAGGCAATGCTCTGCGGCAAGTACGACACCCCCAACGAGTTGACTGCTTACTGCGGCACAAAGTTCATCCAGCGTTTGCTGAATATCGACTTCACCAAGCACAAGGAGTACACCGTGCGTAACTACACCGATGAGGCTACGAAGATCAAGATCACTTCCTTCGAGAGCAACTTCGGTAAGTTCAATTTCGTACATGAGTACGGTCTGAACGACATCGGCTACAGCGAGTGCGCACTTATCTTCTCCGTAGAGGATGCCAAGCACTTCTACTACCAGAACGGCAAGACAATCACCATTGACCATGAGAAGGGCCAGGGTGGTGAGGTACGTGAGGCCAAGAGCCAGTACTACATCAAGGACGACTGCGTGAAACTGGACAGCTTCAACAGCATGATTGTTGGTCCTTCTACCCTGGTAGGTGGCTACAAGCTGAGTGCTCTCGATGCCGTTCTGAAGAGCGTGAATGCCCTCTCTGAGGTATCTGCACCTGCCGCTGGTGACATCGTATACCTTGTGAGCGATGACGGTTCTAACGCTATGGGCCTCTATGAGTACACAGGTGAGGCATGGAAGCCCTATAACGGCAAGAGCATCTTCGTAGGTTGATAGACACTCTTCTTTCACTATATATAAATTCATACTCAGGAGCACCCGTCTCGCCACCATACGGGACGGGTGTTTTAATTAAAGGCATATTATGATAAAGATATACGAGATGGCGCGTTTTGATGCCATGACCATCAGATTACATTATTGCGGACAGACCATCATGGCAACCTTCAAGGGAGGAGACCAGCGAAGGACCCGTGCGAGACTTACCACCGACAGTCTTTTCATCCAGGATGCTCTTGAGCATGACCCCCGTTTCAACACCCTCTATGTCCTGAAGCAGAGCTATTCGGACACCACGAGACGTGTTGAGGCCCGCATTGCCAATGAGATGACCAAGACGAGAAAGATAACAAAGGTAAAGAGCGTCAATGATGCTCTTCTGTACTTCACCCAGCTTGGTGCCAATGTCACTGGCGACAGCGACCTGAGAACACTGATGGACCAGTACAACGTAGAGTTCCCCAACCTGAAATACTGATGCGATGACACATCTGTCTGAAGCTGACATCATCATACTCGTTAGGCGCACCATCAACGAAGCCAAGATTAACGAATCAGAGTACTATTCAGGAGAGGACGAGACTGAGATGGACAACATCATAAAGTCGCGAATCCTGGAAGCACTCCGATTTGTCAATGAGAAGGCCGATGTTGAGTTGCTTGAGCCTGACAAAGTTGTGACAACTATTGACACAACTAAGAACGTAGGTGACTACGTGTGCGGTATAGTACGTGTTCCTGGTTTCCATAGGATAGTAAGAATTCGTGTAGACGGATGGAAGAAGACCCTTACAGACATAGTTTATGACGACGACCAGACCTATCTGATGCAGTCCGATTGCTATACCTGTGGCACACCCGATAAGCCTGTTGCCTATCTATGCAACGACATTGACGGCAACAGAACCATAGAGCTGTATAGCCTTCCACCTGTTACTGAGACCGATTCACCTGAGAGTGAAGAAGGAACAACGGTATCCCCCTACCGTATCCGGTTGGAGTATATGTCACTTCAGACAGAATTGAATGAGAATGACAGGGGTATTGACATTAGCGACCGTGTGAAGGAAGCCTATGTCTGCTATCTGTCATTTCTTGTGTTAGCCATTCTCAACGACCAGCATGCTGATGACTTTCTCAACATGGCCCTTCAGTTGCTTGGTGTGAGTCAAAACAATACGCAACAATGATTGGAGGAAATACAGAGCAGCTCATAGCCATTTTGCTTATAGAGTGTTTCATCCTCATTCTGCCACTTCTGTTCATAGCCTTTGACTTCTGGGCAGGCATACGTAAGGCTAAGCAGAGAGGAGAGACAATAACGAGCAACGGATGGCAGAGGACCGTGCAGAAGATAGCCCGGTATTACAACATGCTACTTGCCCTTCTTCTCATGGACGGCATGCAGGTGATAAGCCTTTGGTATCTGAATAACTATGCCGACTGGATGTGGCCCTTGTTCCCTTGGTTCACCTTCGTGGGTGTTTTCTTTGTTGGAGCCATAGAGGTGAAGAGCATCCTGGAGCCAGCCAGCGAGAAGGAGAAGAAGGAGATGCGTCAGGTTGCCCATCTTGCGAGTGAGATAGCCCAGCACAGGACAGACCCTGAAGAGATAGCGAAGGCCGTTGTCCGTTATCTGGGAAATGATAATTGCCATAAAGTAAAGAACACAAAGAGTCATGAGAACGAGTGAATCCGCATTAGCGAAGATAAAGGAGTTTGAAGGTTGCAGGCTTACTGCCTACCGGGATGCCGTAGGTGTTCCAACCATCGGTTATGGCAGGACATCAGGAGTGCGCATGGGCATGACCATCACGCAGGATGAAGCCGACAGAGACATCGTCAAATTCATAGAAGCAGAGGAGGAAGCCCTGAAGAGATTCCTTGGCGATACTGTGCTCACCGATAACCAATGGGATGCCATAGTCAGTTTTGCCTATAACGTAGGCATAGGTAATTTCAAGAAGAGCACCTTGGCCCGTAAGATACTCAAGGACCCTTCCGACCCCACCATATACCAGGAG